TAAAATCCATCTGTGGTCTAAACCAATTCGCACCTTCAGTAAGTGGAAAGTTCTCAAGCATCATACCAAACATCATAGGGTCTTCCATAACTTCTTGAATATCATCGCCATACATTCTTGTGAGAAAGATAGAGGTTGATATAAATCTATCGATGGGATTTCTTACGACTGTAATGTGAGGAATATCAGAGACATCAAAGTGCTTTTCATACAACTCTTTATGAAAGTGTGCAGGTTCAATACCATCAATACTTTTCCAAATAAATTGACTTTCTAATTCAAAATTATTAAGTTTAATATTTTCAGTAAAAAATCTTCCTGCAGTTCTTGGTATATGAATAAACAAAAACTTCTTTTCAGGATCAGGAAAGTTTCTAATAGTATGACGATAGACTGGCATTAAACAGTATCAAAAATATCTACAGTAGGAAACCACCCAATACTCTTAAGTCTTGAGATATCTGCTTGATTGTCCATTCTTTCACCAGGAGTATCCTCTACAAGAGGCAGGTGACCCATATCCATTACCTTTGCAAGTTTCTTAACAGACACTGACTTACCTGTTCCAATTGTCACAGGACCAGTGATGCTAGATGATGCCAGGTAGTGAATAGCACGACATACATCTTTAACATGAATCCAATCACGCTTATGGTTCGTGACATACTTTGCAGTCTTATCTTCAAGCATCCTATACATCATATTAGGACGACTGTTAGGACCATAGACTGTTGTAAACCTCATGCCAACTGAATTTGGAGGAGCCATGACTTCATTAATCCATTTAGTCATAGCATATGGATTCTCCCAGTAATCTTCCTCTACTGCACTTGAAGAGGCATACAAAAGTCTTGTGTTGGTATTTCTACACCACTCAAACAACTTCTCTGCTTTGACTACGTTGTTCTCATAATAAAGTTTTGGTTCTTTTAAACTTTCTCTAATGTCAGCGTATGCCGCAAGGTGAATGACGAGATCATAATTACCCCCAGAGAAGTTTCCAATATCATCAGGATAGTCAATACCATCAACATTATTATACCCGATAGTTTGTTGCCAGTCTAAAAAAACGTTGCGACCAATAAAACCATTGTGACCTGTAACTAAGACTCTCATGATACCATCCTACTAAATCCTTTAACTTTTTCAAATCTCATCACATTATCAAATCGATCTTCCAGACCAGTCTTATGGGAGATAATAAAGATGTTTGCATCTTTGACAACGTATTTAATAATCTTGAGGAACTCTTCTGTTCCAAATCCATCAAGAGAACTATCAAACACCTCATCCATAATCAATAGATTAGTATTGACAGAATTTTTCATCCTTGCTACCTCTCTCCAGGTAAACAAAAGTGATAGGTCGATTCTCATCTTCTCCCCCTCGCTGAAAGAAGCATAAGAAAAATCCTCATGAATTGGAGACTTAACAGTTTCGTTAAATTCTTCATCAAGTGTAAAGTTGATATAAAAATCCATCATCTGTAGATAACGGTTCACTTGCTGATTAATCAAAGGAAGATACTTCTTAATAATTTTGGATTTTACTCCGCCATCTTTAAGTAGACTATACGAAAAATCGTAATAACTAATCGTGTCCTTCTTTGAAGATAACTCGTCGTATGTAGTTTTTAGATTATCCTTAAAGGTCTCTAACTTTTCATGTTCAGTATTTCTGTTTGCAAGTTGATCGGTAAGGTTTTGAACTTCCGATTCCAGATCTCTGATTTGTCTTTGGCATCCAGAAATCCTAGCATTGTTCTGAGAAATATCATTATTGAGTTTAGAGATCTCCTTTGATAGAATAGTGAATTGACGCTCTCGCTCTTCTTCCCCTTTAATTGCCTCCTCCAGTTCTTTATAACCAGACTGCAACTCTTTTGCTTTAGTTTGAGCGTCATTAATTCTATTTATTCTGAGAGTCTCTTCAATTTCTTGATTACAGGTAGGGCAAACTGTATTTTCAGTGAAGAACTTATGATCTTTAGTAATGGTAGATACTTTTTGTGAAATCTTTCCTTTTAAGTTACCAAGTTTACGAAGTTTATCTGTAGCACCCGTGACATATCCTTGATCTTTGGTATGACTAAAAATATTTTCTTCTGTTATAGCATTTTGCTTCATGTACAAATCTGTTTCAGTAAGAAGTTCAGTTACTTTCTTCTTTTTACTTTCAATATTTTGTGCTGCTTGATTCTCTAACTCCTCAATAAAGTTTTCCTGCATTTTAACTTTGTCAGTTAAAGACTCTTTCTTCAAACAAAGAACTTTAATATCTTCTTTTACTATACGAATTTTATCCTTAAGAATACCATTCATAGAAGAAAAGATTTTGATGTCTAACAAATCTTCAATTACTTCTCTCCTACTGTTTGCAGGAAGTTGCATGAAAGGAACAAAGGTGCTACTACCCAAAATTACAATCTGGGTAAATGACTTGTAGTTCATCTTTAATACACTCTGTTCTAACCATTTTTGTTGATCTAAAGCAGCAGCAAACTGGTCCATTACAGAACCGTTCCTATAGATCTCAAACAGAGCAGGTTTAATTCCACGAACCACTTTCCAATTCGTATCACCAATTGTGAATTCAACCTCTACCTTACAATCCTTCTCATTCACAGAGTTGATGAGTTGAGGTTTGTTTATTTTACGGAAAGGTTTTCCAAACAAGGAAAATGTTAATGCATCAAGTACTGTTGATTTACCAGCACCATTTGTTCCAATGATTAAATTAGTAGAGTTCTCATTAAGTGAAAATTCAGTAAATTGATTGCCCGTTGATAAAAAGTTTTTCCAACGAATCTTTTCAAACAAAATCATGACTAGCGTCTGGAGGAATTACAAGGTCGTTTTTTGTGATCACTGCATAATTATAGTCATGCATCTCACAAGTTTTGATCATTATCTCATCTTCTACTTCGATGATGTGCATGTCTGGACTACCATCATCTTCAAGCATCATAGCATATCTTGTCGCGTCGTCTTCTTCTTCAAACAAATATAATATTTGTTCTCCCTCATCATCTTTTACAGAATATGCTCCTTCTGTTTCTTTGCCGTAGATCGTTAAGATATACATTACACCAGCTCACATGCTTCCTGATAAACTTCGTTCATAATTTTTTGAATCAAAGATTTATCAAGAGGGACCTCTGCCTCTTCAATATATCTATTCAGTATTGACATCGTATCCTCAGATTCAACCAGGTCGATATCCTTGTCATACCATCCACTAAAGTCAAAGTTTTCAACAACTTTTAATTCAGCAATACCTGATGAATAAAGTTTGTCTATAAACTTTTCAAAATTCTTGGTATTAGTTTTCTTACGAACAATTACCTTTACAATTTTGTTTTCGTATTCTCTGGTATCAAAAGTTTGATGTGGCGTATCCTCATAGTAAATGTTGTAAAACATTCTGTGTGGATTATTGACTGGTTTTCTTTCTAAAGTCTCTGTGTCAAAAATATGAAATCCACGAGCATCATTCACATCACTCCAGAACATCTCATATGGATTTCCTAGGTACGAGATTTTGCCATTAGTCGATCTAGTGTGATAGTGACCGGAGAAGACGTGACTGAACTTCTCAAATACTGAGCACTCCATACCATGCTCCATGACGATCTGTCGATTAACTCTAAATCCTTGGAGCTCAAGGTGCCCCATCGCGCACTTGCAAGTTGTCTTTTCAATAATTTTAAAAGTATCTGCTTCATTTTCTTGATTAATCCAAGGTATAAAAAGAACTTTGAGTTTGTCTAACTTTACTTCTTCTGGTGCAGAATAAATTTCTACATTATTATACTCACGCAAAAGAAGATCGACTGCATTAATTGTGTTAGTGTTTTTATAATATGCTGTGTGATTACCAACGATAGTATGAACTTTGACTCCCATCTTCTGGAGTCTATCGTAGTAATTATCCTTTGCCCATGCAAGAGCAGCAAAATTAATACCCGTTCTATTGTCGAAGGTATCACCCATATCAATAATCGTAGTGATACCTTCTTTCTCTAAAGTAGGAAAGAATACTTCGTCGTAGAACTTTAGAAAATAATCGTGAAACAGTTTGGAGTTTTTACGAGCACCAAAATGTTGGTCCGTGATTATTGCAATTTTCATCAATAACGTAGTTTGGAATGCACTGCATCTTTGATACTATTATAGTCGCTGTAGTTGGATCCGTCAAGAGTGTTGTTGTCGTCAAACACCTCACTATAACCAGACCGTTCGATGATCTTGTTCTTGATTTCTAACTGTCTTTTCTCTCGCTGAATACGACGCAGAAAAGCGTAATGAATAATCTGAGTGAAATACGCAAAGGGATTCTGGGATTTCTCTGGGTTAAAGTTATGTATATACTGAACGCAGTTCTCAATTCCGTCTGAAACCATGTCCTCTTTGAACATGTAGTTGACGAAGTTTGGTTTAAATGAAAGGTGTGTAGCAATCTTTAAAAAACACTCACCAATATACCTTGGAATAGGAGGTTTGGGAAGTTCCTTGATTACTGCAATTTCTTTGTCTTCACGATACTTGATAAGTGCTGCCAGGAACTCTTTATTATTAACATAATGTTCCGACCTCTTTCTCTTTGCCATTGGTCTTATCATAAGTTTATCTCATAATATGTATAGATTATATCATCTTACTGAAGACTTGACAAGTTCTGTAATTAGGGTAGAATACCTTTGTGGAGGTTGATAGGGATAGCTTTAGTTCTTCTTAAATAACTTCTCTAGAATCTCTTTTGCATCATTAATATTACCGATGCGTCCCATGCGTCTGCTTATCTGTTTGTTATTGTCATCATCATTATTGGAAGAATTAACATAGTCTTGATACATCATGATCATTTCTATATCAGATGATTCACTCATTGTAAGAATGTCAGCAATATTTAAAATGAACATGTCTTCTGTGGTTGTTTTTAACCAAGGTTCTACCTTGTAACCAACAACACCGGATCTACTTTTAATTTCATTAACGATAACTGGATTAGAAACAAGAATCATAGTTCTATCCTCTTCTTCAGTAGCAGCTACCTTGGCAAAGATTTCTTCACCAGTTTTTAATTTTAGTGTTGCATAAAAATCGTCTTCTATCATATCTTTAACTCGATAGTGATTATCTCATAGTTAAAATTTTCTTCATTATATGTTTTAATTCTTTCTATAAAATGATTGAGTGTGTAGTTTCTTCTATTTTTTGTAGAGCAATCATCTGATATGTCATACAGAGTTGCTTTTACTTTATCTTTTCCTTTTCTAAGAACTCGTCCAATACTTTGAAGATTGCGGATTCTTGATTTACTTGGAGAGGCAAAGATAACATTATGGAGGTTTTTAATGTTAATACCAGTAGAAAAAGTTCCATAAGATGCAACGATAATAGCGTTGTGTTCTCTTTCTGTAATTTCTCTAACTAATTCTCTTTCTTCGGCATCGACACCGCCATGTATAAAAAATACCTTACGGTCACCTCGCTTATGTTTATTTATCTCCTCATAGAGTATGGCACCATGTGCTT